AGCTCCCTATAGTTTGGTTATTTTGGTAACCCATGGAGTAGGTATCATAGTCCTATCACCAAAAGTTATACCATCATCATCTTTATCATAACTTGCAAATAATTTTATGAATTTTTTATTTTTTTCGTACAACCAACCTTCATTAACTGGTTTAGCTAATCTCATTCTGTCAAACTCTTTTTCAGTAGCCCAGCCCGAATCACTTACACAATCGATCCACTCCACTCGGACTTTCGGATAAGGTATATCGGGAGTTTCAGTTAAGGCAACAGCTTTTCTTCTTTTCCTAGGCATATCTTACTATATTACAAGTTTCCGATACATAGAAGTCACTTTTAGGCCCCGAGTCAAAAAAATTTTAGAAAAAAATAATTTATGTATCGGAAGTATCGGGATGGCGTATTTACTAGCTTTTATGTATCGGGATATGTATCGGAAGGCCATTCTATGTATCGGAAAATGACTTCTATGTATCGGAAAATTTGTCAAAATCAGCTAGTTTTTTAGAACCATTCTAAAGAAGACCATATTTTGACTTTCTATGTATCGGAACCCGATACATAGAAACCACTTTCCGATACTTACAGAACATTTTTTCCTGCCTCATTTTTGCCATAATGTAGCTCGATTACTGCCAATTTTTCTTCTGCATTAGACATAGCCTCTAATAGCTTGTCTATCTCTAGTGTTATATCAGGGTGTTCTGGTATGATAATCTCTTGATCACTGTAACATTTAATTTTATACTTGCTGTCTTCTATTATAGCATTGTATCTAGCAACCATTACATTTTTAAGTCTTTCGTTCATGTTTTTCCTCCTTTTTTTGATGAAATACTTCGTACCAGGTATCACAATCATCACACTGATACATACTAACTATTTCGTGTTCTGAATCTGGGTAGGTATCTTCTGTATCAAAGTCATTATTCCATCTTACTTCTGTGTTACAATAAAAACACTTCATTTTGTAAACTCCTCCGCTTTCATTGGTTTTGTTTTTTCTTTTTCATCAAATTTTAGTTCATGATACATGTCCAATCTTTTGAGAAACTTATGT